TTTTAGGACTTGCACCAAGATATGGTGATTTATCTGCTGACAACGCAGTAAACATTCTTAATGCAGGTGGATCAGGTTCTGATAACGCTTCTGTATATCTAGTTGTTTGGGGTGACAACACTGTATATTGTCCTTTTCCTAAAGGATCTAAAGCAGGTTTGACACACGAAGATCTAGGCGAGCAAACTGTTTACAACAGTGACGGTACAAGACTACAAGCTTTTGCTACTCGTTACCAATGGAAAAACGGTTTGGTTGTTAAAGATTGGAGATACGTTGTTCGTATTTGTAACATTGACATTTCTGACCTATTAGCAGGTTCTGGTACACAAGCAGCTAGTGCAAGCACTGCGCTAATTAAGCTTATGGCTAGAGCGTTGTACAGAATTCCTAACATGGCAATGGGAAGAGCAGCATTCTACATGAATAGAACTGTTCACTCAGGATTATCTATTGCAGCACTTGATAAGTCACAATCTGTATTAGCTATTCAAGAGGGTTTATCTCAATTTGGATCAGCACAGAGTTATCTATCATTCTTGGGTGTACCTTTAAGAAGAGTAGATGCGTTACTTAATACTGAATCTGCGGTAAGTTAACTTTTTTATTAACAAAGGAGATCTAAAATGATTACTGACAAACTGCTCAGAGTAAGTGAAGATCAAGCACTTACAACAACTGCTGTATCTACTAACACTGTAGATCTAGGAACTGCTAGAGATATGGGTGAAGGTACTGCTTTATACATGAATTTTGCCGTTACTACTGCATTAGCAAATGGTACAAGCGTAAAATTTGAAGTTATTTCTAGTGCAAGTGCAAACTTGGGAAGTCCTACTGTAATTGGAAGCAGCGATGCAATCCTTACAGCAGCACTTACATTAGGCAAAAACGTAGTAGTACGTTTTAATCCAGATATAGCTGGCAAAGGCCAGAGATATATTGGTGCTAGATACACAATTGCTGGTACTTTTAACGCTGGTAAAGTTACTGCTGATATAGTAGAAACAATCGGTGACGGTAGAAAGTTCTATGCTTCTGGTTTTACCGTAGCTTAATAAGGAGAATCTATGCCTATTTACAAAGCTAAAGTCAAGTGTTTCGTTGGTCAATCCATGCGAGAAGTTGATGAAGAGTTTGAATACAATGGAGAGTTCAATAGTAATATTGAATTAGTTGGTGGAACTGAACCTGATCTACCTGTGGCGTCAAACACAACCGTACCATCAGAAAATGTTCAGCCAACTACTCAATCAGTTGATTATGAATCAATGACTAAAGCAGAACTTGAAGTGTTTGGTCGTTCTATTGGTGTTGAACTTGATAGAAGACAAACTAAAGAAACTTTAATCAATCAACTTGAAGCAGTTAATAAATAGGCATTAGTTTTCTTATTTTTTACTGGAGGGCTAGTGGTAATACTGCTAACCTCCTCTTTTTTTAGGAGATGTTATGGCAACTGAAGTCGATATTTGCAACCTTGCCCTAGCTCATTTGGGTGATGATGCAACAATCGCTACGCTATCCCCACCAGAAGGATCAGCGCAAGCAGAAAAAGCTGCACGTTTTTATCCGATTGCAAGAAATACATTGCTGGAAATGCATACATGGAATTTTGCATCTAAACGTGAAAATTTAGCATTAACTACTAATACCCTTGACCAATGGGATTATGCATACGCAGCACCTGCTGACATGATGTCACCTGTAGCAATAATATCTCCAACAGCACAAAACGATTACGCTACAAGAATGTCTGCTGGTGATACTCCCGGTGGTATAACATCTAACTATGCGCCAACAATAGTAGCTGGTCAATATACACCACAACAATTTGCAGTAGAAGGAGCATATATTTATACCAATCAAGAAAATGCAATGTTAAGGTATCAGGCATTTGTTACTGACGCATCATTATTTTCTCCATTGTTTGTTGTTACGTTGTCATGGCATTTGGCATCTATGCTTGCAGGGCCAATAATAAAAGGTGATCAAGGAATGGCAGAAGCAAAACGTTCTACACAAATGATGATGGGTTACTTGGCAAGTGCAAAACAAGCAGACAATTTACATCGAGATATAACAATAGAACATATTGTG